GAAGGCCGCCTTCGGAAGTCCCGCTCCCACCCAGGTCAGCCCCGATTCGGCGCTATTCTCTGCGCCTAATTCCTTTTCCCCGGAATTGGCCCCGGAATTGGCGGTAATTACTCCGCGGCCCGATAATCCGATATGGGATTCCTGCCCGTGGCTAACCGAATTGCGGAATGTCCCGGCTAATGCAACGTGGCCGCGCTTTATGTCGCTGCCTAATCCGCGTGCTGTCGGGACTTTCGGCATGGAGGCGGAATTATGGGCGCGGGAAGTGTGGGATATCGAATTGCGCTGGTGGCAGCGACTGGCCCTTTATCGGCTGCTGGAATTCGATTCTGACGGCGTGCTGGTTTGGCAGGATGCGCTGGTTAGCTCTGCCCGGCAGCTGGGTAAATCGTGGCTGCTGCGCGCGCTGGCTGGCTGGCGGATGCACAGCACGCGGCTGGGCAGCCCTGGTGCTGTGCTGCATACGGGCAAGGATTTGCCTGTGTGCCGTTACGTCCAGCGGCCAGCGCGCCAGTGGTCACGCCGGGCGCCGGGCTACACGGTGCGGGAGCAAAACGGGGAAACCGAAATCACTACGCCGGATGGCGGCACCTGGATGGTGCGGGCACGGGGCGCCGTCTACGGCTACAGCGCAGACCTGGCGCTGGTTGACGAATCGTGGCGCGTGTCCCCGGACGTGGTTGAGGACGGGCTAGAACCCACCCTGGCGGAACGCCCTAACGGGCAGCTGGTGCTGTTCAGCACGGCGCACAGGATGGCTACCCCGCTGGTGCTGCTACGTCGTGCCGCCATGCTGTCGAGCTGGGACACGCCAACGTCGTCCCTGATGCTGGAATGGTCAGCTGCGCGTGCCGCGTCCGTGGACGACCAGGGCGCCTGGCGGGAAGCTAGCCCGCACTGGTCTGCCAGCAGGCAGCGGCTGCTGGAAGCCAGGCTGTTGCGGATGCGCCAGGGCGTGTCTGAGGACCCGGACGAGGACGACCCTATCGAGGGTTTCCGGGCGCAATTCCTGAACGTGTGGCCGATTCGGCGGCTGGTCAGCACGCACCGTTCCGAACAGCTGCTATCGGACGACCAGTGGAACCTGTTGGCCGATATCCACGCGGCGCCAGCTGACGGCGCCCCGCTGGCTGTGGCGGTCGAAGATTGGTACGGACTAGGCGCTGGGGCGGCAGCCGCCACGGTGCTGGCGGATGGCCGCGTGCTGGTTTGGGGAACGGTGCATGCCAGCCGCCCGGACGCCTACGCCTGGGCTGCCTGGGTGCTGGCTGGGCGCACGGACGCGCAGCTGCTGGTGGGTGCGTCCCTGGACGTGGCCACGGCTGCCGACACGCTGCCGGGCGTGACGATTACGGCGCAGACGGCTAGCGATACCCGGACGGCGCTACCGCTGCTGCGTTCGCTGGCGAGGACGGGGCGGCTGGCGCACGCTGACGACCCTGCGCTAAACGCGCAGGTGCGCACGGTGCGTGTCGTCCCGTCCGGCGCTGGCGGGCTGGCGCTGCCGCACGACGGCGCCAGGTCTGACTGTCTGCGTGCGGCTGCCTGGGCTGCCCAGGCTGTTGCCCGCCCCGATAGCGGCTGGCAGCCGTTCTACGCGTTCTAGGGAGTCACGATGGCCCGTCAGACCCGCGCAACCCTGGCAGGGCGCCAGGGACGGCGCTACGCGTCCACACGGCGCCTTGCTGGCCGCGCGTCCGGTCCGCTGAACAGCCCTGGTGACTGGAATTGGTTACTGGGTGGTGAGTACCAGGGCGCACGTCCGGCCACGGAAGCCATGGCCATGGGCGTCCCAGCGTTCGGGCGTGGCGTCTGGCTGCTGGCTAACGCGGTAGCTGACACCGATTGGCACGCTGCCCGCTGGGACGCAGACACGGGCGTCTACCAGCGGTTAGCTGCACAGCCTGCCGTGGTCACCGAACCTGACCCGACAGTGCCCGCGTGGAATTACCGCTGGGCAGCGGCTGAGGATGGCGTCCTGTTCGGCAACCACTTTGCGTTCTACGGCGCCCCGGATTCCACGGGCTATCCGGCCTATCTGGTGCCCGTCCCGGCTGACGACGTGTGGCTGATGGTGGACCCTGAGAACGGCAGCTACTGGCTGATTATCAATGGCGAATCGTGGTCAGCTACGGACGTGCTGCATGTGGCTTACGGCAACAGGTCAGGGGAGGTTTTCGGGCGCGGCGTGCTGGCCCAATATTGCGAATGGCTAGGCGGCACCGTGGCTGCTGAGCTGCACGCCGGTAGCTACTTCGCTGGCGGCGCCATGCCACCTGCTGTCCTGCAATCACCTAACGTGCTGACGCAAGACCAGGCGGATGAGCTGAAAGGCGCCTGGCGGTCTGTTGCGAATACGCGCGAACCTGTCGTGCTGCCCATGGGCTACGTGCTGACTCCCCTTATCAGCAACGCCGAACAGAATCAGCTGGTGCAGTCCCGGCAGTGGAATTCGGAAGCTGTGGCCATGCTGCTGGGTATCCCGCCCTACAAATTAGGGCTGCCTGGGACGACCATGACGTACCAGAACGTCGAGACGGCAGACATTGACTTTGTGCGTGATTCCGTCAGCCGCTATGCCAGCCCGCTGGCTGCCGCGTTCAGCAAATGGCTGGTGCCACGCGGCACCGTGGTTAGGTTCGATTACACGGGGCGGATGCGTGCGGACCAGCGCACCACGGCAGACGTGCTGACCCAGCTGACCGGCGCCAACATTCTTTCGCTGGATGAGGCACGCGCCGTGCTGGGGCGTCCACCTGCTGCTATCACATTGGAACCCGAAACCACGCCAGCTGACGTGCCTGAGCTGACACCTGCGGAAGTGACCTAGCCATGACTGAGTTAGTGATTCAGCGTGCCGCGGCTGGCCCTATGGAACCCAGCGGGGACGGCTGGACCCTGTACGGATTAGCCGTCCCCTACGGGCGCGAACAGCTGGTCAGTGACGATGGCCTGCTGTATTACCGGGAAGTCTTTGCGCCCGGCGCCTTTCAGCGTGACGTGGCAAAGGGTGGACGCTGGGTAAATCTGTTCCTAGGCCATAACGGGGACGACGGGGATAGGTTCCTGGGGCGCTGTGTAGCCATCCACGAAAACCAGGAAGGGCTGTGGCCAACGTTCCGGCTGGACCCGCACCACCCACAGGCAGAGGCTGCACGTTCGGGCGAGCTAACCGGCTGGTCTGTCTCTGCCCGCATTTATCGCAGCCGCAGGGAACAGGTCAGCGGGCAGCCCGTCGTGACACGTGAGGCATGCGGGCTATCGCACGTGGCAGCTACCGCTGTGCCGCAATATGCAGGCGCTGGCGTATTAGTGGCACGTTAACATGTGGTGACAGATAACGGCAGCCGGACGCCACGCCTGGACGCATTACGCGCCCTGGGCTACGGTGCTGGCTAATAAGGACCAGCCACCCTGCACGGCGGAATTACCGGCCACCCTGGCGCGTATTGACCAGCCACCCCGGAATCCGTAGGAACGTAGCAGCCACCCTGGCGAGAAATCGTTAGTGGAAAGGCAGCACTCCCATGGGTGCATATCTGGACCGGCTGAACGCCCAGTACGACGAAATCCGCACGGGCATTGATGCGCTGGTGAATCGCGCAGCGGATGAGAACAGGGACGTAACAGACCCTGAGCAGCAGCAGGTGGACAGGGACCAGTCCCGGCTGACAGACCTGCGCACGGCAATCGAGCATTACACGCAGCTGGAAACGGATTCTGCCCAGGTGGCAGACCTGCGCAGCCGCGTGCGTCCGGCGCCTGCCGTGGTGCGTTCCAACGGCACGGGCGAGGAAGTGGCCTACGACATTACGTCCGATTTCCCGGACGCGGGCAGCTACGCCATCGCCCTGCACCGTGCCATGGTGCAAAAGGACCCGGCAGCTATCGAGAAAATTGACCGCGCCACCCAGCATCAAAAGCTCGCTGATAACCCTGGGCTGATTCCTAAGCCTGTGCTGGGACCAATCACGAACCTGATTGATGCCAGCCGCCCGTTCATTTCCAGCATTCAGCAGCGACCGCTGCCCGCTGGGAAGTTTGACCGGCCTTACATTGACCAGCACGTAGCTGTCGCAAAGCAGGCGGCAGAAAAGGACCTGACGGCTAGCCAAAAGCTGACCGTCCTGTCCCTGGAAGTCAGCGCGTCCACCTACGCCGGTCACCTGAACATTTCCCGGCAGGACGTGAAGTGGACCAGCCCCGGAATCCTGCAAATCGTGTTTGACGATTTCGCCACGGTCTACGCCATCACGACCTGTGGCGACGCCTGTGCGCAGTTCCAGGCATCGCTGAACAAGGTTCCTATTGCCATTCCTAACGCCACGGCAGAGGACATTACGCAGGCGCTGTACAGCGGCGCTGCGGATGCGCTGATTGTCGGCGCTGGTCCCCCGGACACGCTGTGGTGCGCGCCGGACGTGTGGGCCACCCTGGGCGGCGCAACCACTGCCATGGGCGCTCCCGCGTACCCCGGTATGTCCCTGGGCAGCCAGTCAGGCACCCCGCTGGGTTTGCGCCTGGTCGTAGACCAGCACTTCCCGGCTGGCTTCATGGTGGCTGGCCCGTCCCGGCTGCTGGAATGGTACGAAGATGTAGACGGGCTGATGCAGGTTGGCGAGCCTGACGTAATCGGGCAGCTGGTGGGCTACGCCGGATACGCCGCGTTCCTGAACGTAGCGCCGGAAGCATTCCAGCCCTACACGCTGCCGCCCGGCGCCATGGCTGACAGCCAGTCCAGCGACAGCGGCAGCAAGTCAGACAGCAAGCGCTAGCCATGGCTGACATTCCTGACCTGGCCACTGTGCGCGCGTATC